AAATGATGTTGAAAAAATTGAAGGCCGTTAAATTACGTGCTTTTACGCTGATTGAAATAAAGGTTAGTAAAACGCTCTATAATTTCCATAAAATAACGATGGTTTCACTAGTGACACGAACCTTGCTTATCAAGGCGCGTGCTATGGCTTTCTGTTGCTCATAATCAAGCGTGAAGATGTCCTTGGTATCAAGTACCCGTCTAATATCTTTCTTTCGCTCTACAGCTTTGAGAGAGGTGTCAGTTTCTAGCTCTTTTTCGAGTGCTGACCTTTCTGCCATGAAGTCGCTTGACCTCTTTTGTAGTTCCTCTAGTGAAATTCTATCGTCAATGTATAGTTCATTAAGCCTGCTAATTTTAGCGGTTAGATTATCAATCTGTTTCTGGTAGCTAGCCCGGTCTATCGTCTCTTTATCGGTGTTTGAAAATAGCTTGTCGATATAATCTGAATCAGTTTGTAGCTTGCTGATTTCAGTCAAGACAAAGTGCTCGATATCGTCTTTGAAATAGAATCCAGAATCACACTTTTCATTGTTGTTATAAACCGTCACGCCCTTGGTCTTCCTTGGGTGTCGCTGCTTACACTCGTATTTGACTAAGCGTGTGCCGTCTTTTCGTTTCATGCCTAACTTAATAGCAAGCGGGGCTGAACAGTAGCCGCATTGAGCTATTCCAGAAAGCATGTATTTAGCTTGAAACGGTCTTGGATTGAAACGCTGGGCGGCTGTCCTTTGCCTTGTTTTAATTTCCTCTTGCGTCTTGTTAAAATCTTCCTCGGATATAATAGGTTCATGGGTGCCAGGGAATATCTGCCCCTTAAATTGATTATATCCGCAATAGACCGGATTCGAGAGGATAACTCTAACTGTCCTATAGTTCCACTCTTTATCTTGTCCGTATTGCTCGTTGAGGGTGTCTCTGAGCTTGGTAATCGACATACCCGATAAATACCATTCGAACATCTTTCGGACGATTAGGGCTTGATATGGATTGACCGAGAGCGTGCCAGTTTCTTTGATGTAATCATAACCAAACGATGTCTTGGCCCACTGCATCGACTTGCCGGACTTTGCCCGCCCTAGCTTGCCTAATTGCATCCGTTCCTTGATTTGTTCCCTTTCGAGCTGAGCAAACACGCTCAATAATCCAATCATTGCTTTTCCGAATGGCGTTGAGGTGTCGAAGTTTTCGAGCAAGCTGACAAATTCTATATCGTTTTCCAGAAATACATCTTCAATCAGATAGAGTGTATCTTTCTGACTACGACTTAACCGGTCTAGCTTATACACCAGTACCGTATCAAACAGCTTTCTCTTTGCGTCTCTTATCAACTGCTCTAGTGCTGGGCGTTCCGTGTTAGAACCAGAGAAACCGCCGTCAGTGTATATGTCATATATATTCCAGTCCTTAATATCGCAGTAGCTTGTTAGCTTTGCTTTCTGCTCGTCGATAGAATAGCCCTCGTCAACCTGCGATGTGGTTGATACTCGGACATAGATAGCGACTTTATGTGTTGCCATTGTGTTTGTACCTCGTTTTTGATAAAATGGGTACAGAAAAAGACTTGTAAGACTGCTCTCAGTTTACATGATTTTTTCTGTGATGCTTGCTCTACACTCGAAGTTTGGCGACGGTGAGTGTGGGGCTTTTTTTGTTGTCTTATTTAACTTTGATTTCCATTGATCCGTTGAGTTTTTGGCTAGCTAGTGCATTGCCATCATCAGTCTTAATATGAAACATCGGATAACGCTCATAATTGACATTGTTGATTGCAGCCCAGACGTTGAAGGCTTCATGCTCTTTTGCAAGCATACCGTCAGCAAAATTCTGCAAGTCAGCTTTGCTATATGTTTTATATTCGTTAGGGACGGTCATATATAAAATGGTGCTGCGATTGTAAAAACTATATGTACTAATATCCAGACCTTTATCAGTCAAATCTTGCTTGAAGTAGTCGATAAAGCTACCCATTTGCCCCTCGGTAATATCTTTTAACTTATCTTCCGAGCTTGGTTCTGAGCTTGATTCTTTTGAAGGCTGTTCCTCGCTCTTTGAGCTTGACGCTTTGGCACTGCTAGATGGTTTACTAGCTTTAGGCTTCGCCTTTGAAGAAGACGAAGCTGTTTGGACTGTCTTAACTGGTTCTGTCTTCGTTTCCGGTGCAAGTCCGGTTATTTCAAAAACCTTTCCAAGAACAGCTAAGCAGACAAGTACAATCGCCCACTTTTGCCAGCGTTTCAAATTCTTCCATTTACTCAACATTTTTCAATTCTCCTTAAGTTTTAGATATTCGTTTTTTACAAAAGTCTCATCACAAATAGTAGTGAGATTGTATTTTTCCATAAAATGTAAGTAATTAAAATCATCAAGATTTTCATTTTTCAACAACTCATGGATCATACTCCTATTTGCCTGAACCTCAAACTTTTCTCGCATTCGTTCATAGTCTTTAGAGTTGTGCTCTAGGTGGCCTAACTCATGAAAAATGACCTTTAAACGAGTGTCTTGGTCTAAATCCCCGTTGATGTATACAACCCTGTTTATAGGGTCGATAAAGCCATTTCTGGACCACTCGTTTGAACTAAACTCACAGATAGAGACACCGAACTGCTCAAGCAATTCTTTCTCCATACGTTTATTTCTCCTTGCTACTCATATAGCCGGCAATTATGCCACGAATGGCACGTTTGTCATCCTCGCTCAACGGTTTCCCGTCGAACATCATTGCATTATCGATGATGTTATCGATATCGTGGGCGTTGGTTGGTTGTGGTTCGTCCGTAACACCCCATTCAGCGAGTGTGTCCGGTGAAATTCCCAACAAATGACAGATTTTAAAGACATTTTCAGCTTTTGCGTTCATGATACCACGTTCTAAAATAGAGCGAACAGTAGTATAAGAGATGCCGCTTTCTGTTGCAAAAGCTCTTACATTCCCGTATTTAGCTATAATCAGTTCTTTAATTCTTTCCTCAGCCTGCATTTTTTGTAACCCTCATTTCTCTTTCTTTCTATATATTACCACAGAAAATTGAGTGGGTAAATAAAAAAAGTAAAAAAAATCGTATTTTTCTGTTGACAGTGTACGAAAATTAGTATATACTTAAATCAAGCTTAAGGAAGGAGGACACAAATGAAAAACATCGAAGAAATTCGTAAGATTAAAGGTGTCGCATTAGTAGACATCGCCGACCTGCTAGGTGTTGATTCCCGCACGGTTCGTAGCAAAATCGATGGTGTATCTGATTTCAAATTTGGCGAGACGGTAGCTATCAAGAAAGCATTTTTCCCAGAATATGAATTAGAATACCTGTTCAGCGAACGTGCTGAAGCCTAAATTTTTTTAACCTAAATATACGAAATTTCGTATAGATTAGAAAGGAGAGATACGAATGAACGGATTAATAAACGTAACGCTAGACGAAAATCATGAGCCGGTTGTTTCTGGCAGACAGTTACACAAAGCTCTAGGCGTTAAAACAGCTTACAAAGATTGGTTCCCACGTATGACTGAATATGGTTTTACAGAGGGTGAAGACTTTAGCTCATTTTTGAGCAAAAGTACCGGAGGGCGACCAAGCCAAGATCACATCATTAAGTTGGACATGGCGAAAGAAATCGCAATGATTCAGCGAACAGACAAAGGCAAGGAAGTCCGAACTTACTTCATCCAAGTTGAGAAAGACTTCAATAGCCCAGAGAAAATCATGGCTAGAGCGTTGCTGATGGCTGATAAGAAAATCAAGCTCTTGGAAAACGAAAATGAAAACCTCTTGATTGAGTTGGAAGAAGCGACTAAAAACGCTGATTACCTAGATTTGATTTTACAAACCAAGGACGGCTTGACAATCACCCAAATCGCTCAAGATTATGGAATGTCAGCTCGCAAAATGAACCAACTCTTGAAACGAGAGCGAATCCAACGCACTGTCAATGGTCAGTGGGTACTATATGCCAAATACCTTGCTAAAGGCTACGCAACAAGCCGAACATTTGATTATGTTGGTAAAGACGGCAAACCCCACAGCAACATGACAACAGTCTGGACGCAACTTGGAAGACGCTTTCTATACGAGCGTTTAAAAGCTATCGACATCCTGCCAATCATCGAGCAAGAGGATTGAGGATGTCACCTTGACGGCACTAGTGAGCTAGCGGGGCAACGATTCAGTTGAAACGTAAGCAATACCATTAGACGATTTGATTTGATTTATAAAAACTCCTAAAAATTAGTAAATTCAAAGACCTCGCTAGTTCTCTAGTGTCGTCAAGGCAACAAAAAAGGCTGACCCCTGCCAGAGTCAGACCCTAAGATATTGAAATCAAGGTAATTATAGCATGAAACGAAAAAAATGGGAACCAGTCATAATCAACATTATGGCAGATGGTTCTAAAACTGAAGATTTAACTAAATATGTCATTCCAAGCGGTCACGCTTACTATGACATCATCATAGGTTTTCGCAAAGAAAAACTACGGAAAGGGGCTTGACTATGAGGTATGCAATACATAATCAGGAACGCAAACGAAAATTACACATCTATCAATAACGCTTTCACTCAAGACAAACGGTTGAAACCAGCAACAATAGGCATTTTAACGGTCATCTTGACCAATAAGCCCGATTGGGTTGTATATCCTGATGAAATCGCAAGACGGCTAGGCATAAGCCGCACTACCGTTGATAGCCATTTCAAAATCTTAGAAGAAGCAGGATATATGAGAGTGATTAAGCGTAGCTTAGGTAGAGGGAAAGGGAGTGAGGTGCACAGATTTTTCTCAGATGTTCCTATAACAGACAACTACCTAGAGTATCTGATGGGACATCTTGAGAAAGAGTTATCCACAGATAGCACAACGTAAATTTTACAGTTCCCAAAAATTGCAATGTGTAAAATTGCAATGTGTAAAATTGCAATGTGTAAAATTGCAATGTGTAAAATTGGGCACTAATAAATACTAACTATACAACAAGTACTAACTAACAACAATCTAGAGCCTACCGGCACTAACTAGAAATAACTACTAACTGATAACAATACAGTAGTAGTTAGAAGAATAAGAGAGGTAAAAAACATGGCAAACAACCATTATATTAAAAGACTGGTAGCTTGCGCCGTTCAATTTGACAAGGACTTCCACAAGATGGAAGGTGGCATCCCTGCTCTCGACAACCTCACAGAGCTGATTCTCTACATCGGTCAAACGATGGAAATTTCGAATAAAGCGGAAAATGAACTCAATGACATCGACACTAAGTGTTTGATGTACCGAGATGTCTGCAACAAACCAGACACACCAGACAGCAAACGCAGAGATCTGTTTCAAGATGTAGCAATTGATTTTATTGCTACATGCAGAACGCACGATATTTTGGATATTTAAAAAAACACCTCTAGCTCACTAGTGCGGTTAGGGAAAACAGGAAGGAAATTAAAAATGAAAAAACTTATCAACTGGATTTGGCCTAAAAAACAAGAACAAGTAGAAGTCTATGAAGTTCGTCCACATCGCATGATTGACGAAAAGGTACGAGATTTCAACGCTGACCACGGATTGCCATTAGATCAATTAGTGGGGTAACTCATGAAACTACTAAGAAAACTTTTTTCCAAGAAAAAAACCAAAGAGCCAGAATACTTTTTCGAGGTTGTCGAGACACCCGAAGAAAAAAGCGAACGACTCAAGCAGAAATATAGCAAATAACATCAACTTTTCAGCGTGCAGCCATGGCCCTGCCGTGGAGTGTAACTTATACCCATAATTTTTCCCCAAAAAACTTTACTAAATTACTTTTTCCTAATCTTCCCCAAAAAGTCTAATAAAACATTGAAAAACAAGACACGGTGGGGCTATGGGTGCACGTTGAGAGCACTAAAAAAAGCACAGGTAAGGGCCTGTGCAAGAAAAACATCTATACAAGGAGTATACCATGAAAACATCTAAAATTACAACACTTTCAGCAATTGCGTTAGCCACAGCGTTCCTCGGTGGTGCAGTAGTTCACGCTGACGAAGCACAATCAACTAGCAATGTTTACACAGAAGTAGCTGGGAAAATCACAGTAACACCAATTCAACAAACTGAACAGCTTACTGCAGCAGTTGATAATGCTAAGGCTGCCGGTGTAAATGTCGAAACTGGTAATACAGTTAACAACCTTACTCAAAATCAGGCACAAGCAGCAATGAATGAAAAAGCTAACGAAATTAATTCAGTGGTTAGCCAATACACTGCAGACAAACAAGCTTATGCAGACGCTCAAGCTAAATATGAATCTGACAAAGCTAAATACGTTGAAGACAAGGCTGCTTACGAAAATAACATGGCGGAAGCGGAAGAAAACACCAAGAAAGAAGGGAATCTTTCAGAGGTTGCTGAGCAAGATTTGGTATACAACAATGCCAGCGAACCAAACGCAACTCATGAAGTCGTAAAAGGCAACGTGGTTGATGAAAAGGAAGTGCAAGACGCTGCTAAAGCTGCGGAAGTGGGGGACAAAGATTATTTGGTTAACACTGTTCTCAATCCAGATAGCGAGTTTATCAACGGTGGCACTTATGTAGCGCTAAAAGCTGGCGAAACTACCACAGTTCGCTATGAAGGGCTTGAAAACAGCACTTACAATGGTCAAAAGATTGCAGCCGTGGAATACGACTACACATCAGACATTGACACTTACGCAATTCTATACAATGATCCGACGATCACAATCGGTCTCATGAACTTTAGCAAGGCTATTGACGTAGCTACTAATGTTCGATTCTATGACGCTAACAAACAGCTCATTACATTGACCAAAGACGCATTGTTTGGGTTTAATTCTCTAAATCGTGGTAAAGGCGAGCTTTACGATGACAAGATTGAATACGTTTCAAACGAAGCAGGATTCATCACAATCAACGGCTCAACAATTGTAAACCACGACGGCAATAAAGCCTACGCTGATAGCTCAAACGATGAAAGTGTAATCGGTGAGTGGGACAGCTTCGATAGCCCTAACTTTTACAAGGGTGGCATCGTTGGGCTTACCAAAGATGGAAAAATGAGTTTCCACTTCGGAAATGATGGCCGAGTTTGGCAGTGGTTCGCTATCAACTCAACAATTCCGGTTTCAACACTCCCAATCAAACCAGTTGAACCAGTAGCACCAACTATCAAAGAACCAGCAGCGCCAACTGTTAAGGTCGACAAATACGAAAATATTTCAGCTACACCAGTTGAAACACCAACAGACGAAACACCAAAGTTTAACGGTGGTATCGTTCCACTTGACCCACCAACAGTGGACATCCCAGAATGGAACGGCGGCACAGTGCCTAATGAAGCACCTATCCACGACAAACCTGAGTTCCAAGGCGGTGTCCCTGGAATTCCAGAAGTACACGAAAAACCTGAGTTTGATGGTGGAGTAGTGCCGCTTGATCCACCGGTTGTTGAAATTCCAGAACTTATCGTTGATATTCCAGAAGAACCAACACCAGAAAAACCAGTGACACCGAAAGAAGTACCTAGCAAGCCCGTAGACGCTCCAAAAGAAAAAGCGGCAGCGCAATCTACCACAGTATCTTACAACCTCGCACCAGCAAACAAAGAGATGCCTAAAACAGCCGTTTACGGTGGTGTTCTCCCTAACACTGGTGAAAAAGAGGGAATCATGTCAACTCTTGGGCTTGTGGTAATCGCCGCTGGTATCGCAACTTTGGGATTAAGTTTCAAGAAATACAACGAGGGTGAGGAAGAATAATCATGAAAGAAAATAACAAACGAGTCGTATTTTACAGTGCTGAAAAAGATGGATTCCTTGAAAGTTACAAGGACAGAGGAAGCCTAGTGTTTAAAGCAGTTTTTGACGACCGTCTTTGGGAAGCACTACAGTTACCGATTGAGTTTTACGAAAAACAAAAAAACGAGCTCGACAAACTTGCTGAGGCGTTTGGTTGTGAAGTGCTTATCATGGAAACCGAATACAATGTAACTAAACTTGATGGATCAGACTTCGAACGTACAGAGCGTGAAGGATCCTTGAAGAATGGAATCGAAGCGCTTATGGAATTATTGACTAATTAACAAATTAAGCAGTGGTGGGAGGGTAGGCATTAAACATGGAACAAGAAACTTATGAAGTCGAGAACCGTTGGCGGAACAAGTACATGAATTTAGGTCGTGAGCTAGGCGAGATTATCAACAGTCAGCAAGACAGAATCTTGTCACTAGCTCAAGAAAACACCAAGCTCAAGAAGGAGTTATGGCACCTAAAAAAGTCAAAGGGCAGAAAATGGCTCTAAAATCGCTTGTAAACGTCCTAAATAATCTAGTGGCACAATTAATTACACTAGAGAAACGATAAAACGGCAAATAACCCCCAAAATTTGAGAATTAGGGGTATTTAAAAAAGGATATGACATGGAAAATATGACATTCACAGAGTTGCAACAAAAAATGCAACTTGAAAAAAAGAAAGAAGGCACTGCCAAATACGCTTCAAGGCACGTCGAGGACATTTACGACGCCTTTAAGAGTTTGAAATCAAACTGGAGCGTTGTCGTCAACTATGACCTAGTCGAATTTTCTGGCAAGACTTTCATAAAGGCCATTGCAACGGCGTCTAATCGAGAGGAAAAAGAGCAAGCAGTAGCTTTCGCAGAATTGTCTCCGGTACCTATTTTGAAAACTCGTAACGGAGATTTAAAACAAATGAACGAGCCGCAGTGGGTGGGAGCTGTGCAATCATACGCCGGCAAGTACGCCTTACAAGCACTATTTGCAATCGGTGAGGAAGATGTGGACCATTTTGAAGTGGCAGAGGGGAGTTTGAGACCAAACCAACCTCACAACCATCAACCACATCAAAATCAGCAACCGCAACAAGCACAACCCCAACAACAAAGCAACCCACAACCTAACTTCATCAGCAACGAGCAACATGACCTAATCATGCAGCAAATCAATGAGCTAGCTCTAATTACTGGTCAAGCAACCGAAACAGTAGCTAATTACTACTTGAAGAAGTACAAGCTCAATGACTTCCATGAGTTGCTAGTGGCAGGTTTTAACGTGGTAATTAACGACATTCAAACGCAAATCAACAATCGAAAGGGATAAAAATGAAGGACGTAACGAACAATTTCTTGGAAACAATCGAGCCGGTCTATACGCCGGGAGCGATTAAATTCGATTTTGACAAATTCGACGCAGCTATCCAAGCTGCAGTTAGCGAGCTATCAGACGAACAACTAGACAGCTTGGAATATAACGATGTCTTAAAAGAAATCACACGCTTCAAAGGGCTTGGCGACAAACTTGACGATAAGCGTAAGGAAATCGGCAGAATCTACAAAGACCCACTCACTGAGTTTGAATCTAAACTAGCGACTTCACTAGAACCGTTGAATGCACTTCTTGACAAACTACGTGCCAAACGTGATGAAGTCAAAGAGCACAAAAAAATGCTGCGAATTGACCACGTTAGATCAGTATTTGAAAGCAAATGCGAGCTAGCCGGACTAGACAAGGACACATTCAAGGACAAGTACGAGAGCTTTTCTAAGGTCGGGGATTTCATGGATAAGAAGATGAAGCTCAAAAAAGCGACAGAAGAAAAGATTGACGCTCTTGTTTTGGCTGAGTATGACCGACTGGAAGAATACAAGGCTAACGTTGCCATGATTGAGGAACAGGCCCTTGATTATGAGCTACCAGTTGATCCTTATACTAGAGCGCTGCAGAATGACACACCTCTAGTTGAAATCTTGCAGCAAATGAAAAAGGACCGTGATGCAGCTATTGAACGTAAGCAGCAAGCAGAAGCCAAAGCGAAAGCAGAAGCGGCACGCTTGGCAGAGATTGAAGCAATGGCGCAACAATCAGCGAACGAGGAAATCAAGGCGGTTAACGCTGAAACTGGTGAGGTTATCGAAGACGCTAAACCAGTCGAGGAAGTGCCTAGCAAGCCCGCTGAACCTTACAAGGTCAATCTTGCACTTACTTTCCATGGCGGTGAAAATCAATGGCATCAATTCGCTAAATTGCTTGATGATAACTTTGTAAACTATGAAATTCTAGGAGAAAATCAATGATTAATTCGACTGTGCTAGTTGGGCGCCTTACCCGTGACCCAGAGCTAAAATACACAACCAGTAACATCGCAGTAGCTACATTCAGCCTCGCCGTCAACCGCAACTTCAAGGACGCTAACGGCGAACGTGAAACAGACTTCATCAACTGCGTTATCTGGCGTCAGCAAGCTGAGAATTTGGCTAACTGGGCTAAAAAAGGCGCATTGATTGGAATCACTGGACGCATCCAGACCCGTAGCTACGAGAATCAGCAAGGTCAACGGGTATATGTGACCGAGGTAGTCGCTGAGAACTTCCAAATGTTAGAAAGCCGTGCAGCGCGTGAAGGTAGCAACGCTACTCAAGGCAATACATCGGGAGCATTTGGCAATGATAGCGGCTATGCAGGGCCTTATGGGCAGCAAGCACCACAACAACAAGGGCCAAACTTTGCGAGGGATAGCAGCCCATACGGAAACGCAAACCCAATGGATATCAGTGATGATTCGCTTCCTTTCTGATGCAAAGGAGTGTCACAAATGGAATTTAAACCGATAAAAGGATATGAAGGCATCTATGAAGCGTGTTCAGATGGGACAATTTGGTCATGCGAGGGAAAAACAACTTACAGTAATTGGCACGGAAGAATTAGAAAGCGTGTATGGAAGCGCAGAAAACTCAAATTACAAACACAAAAGCGACAAAGAGGTGGCAAGAGAGATAAAAAGGTTAAATTGTGGAAAGACGGCGAAATGAAAACGCACCTAGTAAGCAGGTTAGTTGCTACTGCGTTTATTCCGAACCCAGAAAACAAAGAAGAGGTCAATCACAAAAACGGTAATCCATTAGATAACTCCGTAGAAAATCTTGAATGGGTGACAAGGTCTGAAAATATGAGACACGCTTTCAAAAACGGTTTGCTACAAACAAGTAAGAAAGTCACCCTAGTAAGCAAGGTTGACGGTGTAACAATGAGATTCGACAGTTTGAGAGCGGCTAGTGTATTTCTAGGGAGAAACAAAGGCTATTTGAGCAATATTATTAAAAGTGGAAGAACGCTTGATAATTACGAGATTGTGGTAGGTGAAATATGAAACTAGAATTTCTATTACAGAGGTCAAAAGCTAAACCTGCACAAAATCTAGTTATCAACAGTAACGACAGATTTCACTATCAAGCAGAGGGGCGAATGGTCAAACGGCTACGGCTAATAGCAAGGGCAGAAGCTGGACTAAACATTACACCAGTGTATAGCCCAGATAAGCCTTGTACGGTAGCTGTAACAGTCTATGCACCAACCAGACGAAGATTAGACCCACCGAACCTATACCCTACCGTTAAAGCCCTTATAGACGGGTTAACAGACGCTAATTTATGGCCGGACGACAATCACGAAGTTATCAAAATGATGTCGTTTCAGTATGGCGGGCTAAGTGGTGAGTCTGGGAAATTTAAGATTGTGTTAGACATTGAAGGAACGTGAAATGAACAGCAAATACAAGGACAAGCTAGTCGGTTTATACGCTCCGAGCAGTCACGGACACACAAGCGTATTAGGTCAAACACAAGAATTCTCGAAGTGGTTCTGGGCTAATCACGAAGATATGGAATTTATCAGCGCCAAGCTAGGAATCAACGCAAAGAAACTCAATCGTATCTTAACGCTGGAGCAGTTACCGGATGAGGAATTACTAACGAGGATGATGGAACTATACAATGGTTAAGGCGATTTATAGCACAGAATCCGGCTAAGGTTTTCAGAGACGAGCCGGGGGCAATGATAAACATGAGGTGTAAAACTATGAAACGAAAAGTGAAGATATTTAGCGACAGTGATACAGATAATGGTTTGGACGAAAGAATAAACGAGTGGATTGAAGAGAATGGTGTTGAACTGCTGGACGTCAGAGTTACTTATGACGTAAATAAGGAATACGGCTTCATGGTAGCTACTGCCACGGTGATCTACATAGATAAAAGCGAGGGTTGAATTATGACAAATATTAGACTGCAAAATCCATACATGGATGAAACCATCAAGGTGAAAGAAAATCTCAAACGCATTCTGGACATGTTGGAATGGCTCGAGGTAGGTAATATACAATGTCTTCAGTTACAGCAGATTGAGCCAGAAAAAAGGGTGATTACTATTAGCCCTAAGAACTTTGCGAAGATTGATTATTACGAAGAGGAAGCAGAAGATGAAATATAAAGTTATCGTATATTACGACAACATGCCAGATAGTGAGCATATTTTCAATAACAAGAACGACGCTATAAACGAGATGCACAGATTGGGATTGAAATATCGCAATTCTAGGATGTATTCGGTGGAGATGGAAGAGGTGGAAGCGTGAACAAATTAAGTAAAATGGCAATTATTGCTGTAAGTGGTTTATTATTTTTAACTGGGTGCTCAGAGGCAAATAGAGTATCTGGAAATTTATCTCAAGAGTCGGATAACTTTAATGTTGTTCGAAAAGTAACGGTTATTGATGCTATTACAAATGACGTAATGTTTCAAATGAGCGGTAGGATGTCCATCAAGGCTGATACTCATGATAAACAACTTGAAATTGTTGTAGAAAATGGTAAGAACAAATATCAAAAACATATTATCGGTTTGTCAGATAATGTCTCTTATGTAGTAGAAGATGTTGAAGTACCGAATGTTTCAAAATACAAATATGAGATCAATTACAACCCTAAAATGTGGGTGCCTGCAAAGCTTAAAAATGTTGATTGAGGGAGAAAGTAGAATGACAAAAGATGAAGCAGTACAGAAACTATCGAAGGTGGCACGCATTTCGGTAGCTTACGCTGAAGATTTATATGATTCGTTTTTCCCTAATCCAGTAGTGCCGCAGTTTGTGGCGGATTGGTATGAGGAGAACAAGAAAGACTTTGAATTAAATTTATTTCAATGTATCTATGAGGCTTCAGATGAATACACTACCGACTCGTCAAACGAGTTTTGGCATTGGTTGATGTCTAAGGATACCGAAGTAATCCAAACCCTCGTCAACATGCATCAGTTTGGCTACGAGGTAGAGAAAGAGAAGCGGTATAGAGTTGATTTTAAAAAGTTCGCTTCTAATTTTCGTGTTTTGAAATATCATTTACAATTTAAAAACTGGTTCACAGGCAACGATTCTAAATACGATTACACAAGAATGTACCACACCCGCAAAGAGCTAGAAGAAGCCGACTTCGGCTGGGTTTTCGATTGCCCAGGCGTTGAAGTGAAAGAGGTGGAGTGATGACTAAACAAAAATTGTATAGGGTCAGATTTAAAGATGTAGCTAATTATAATCATTATTATCTAAACTATGACACACAGGCAAAAAGATGGAATATTGACACAGACTTAGAAAATAAAGTTTTTAGAACTTCATTTACTAAGGAAGAACTGGAAAAAGAAGGTTTTGGGTGGGTATTTAATAGTCCACTTACAGAGGTTTGGGAGTTACTATAAATGATGAATAACCTAATTACTAAAATCAACGAATGGGCTGACAAACGCGGCCTTAAGCAAGCTGACCCTAAAATCCAGTGGATGCGTATCACTGAGGAAGTCGGAGAGATTCGGGACGTACTCTTGAAACCGACTAAATTCACGGAACCGAAAGCAGCACTTAAGGACGCAATCGGTGACACGTTGGTAACGATTATCGTATTGGCACATCAATTAGACCTCGATGTAACTGAGTGTCTAAGTATTGCATACGAAGAAATTAAGAATAGAAAGGGAAAGATGGTAAATGGAACATTCGTCAAGAAAGAAGATTTATAACGAGCTGGCAGTCGCAACAATTCTGCTAGTGGTATCACTAGCCATTAACGTGACTACTATCCTACGAGTGGTTAACAGACCTATCGAAACCGTGGTTATCCACAAGGCTGATAATGCAGTGGAATTACACGGCAAGGTTACTGGAAAATCTATGGTAGGCAAGCTCTACACGATTGATTGTGGGGCTTACGGGAAATTCCTTGTCAGCAAGGAGCAGTACGACAGCGTGAACGTTGGGGATGATATTCCTAGCTATCTAAGGGGGCGAGGACAATGATTCCAAGACTTAGAGCGTGGGATAAAGAGTTCAAAGAGATGGTGCAAGTTGACGCACTGGTTTTCGATGAACAAATTATCAAAGTAACTTACAAAAATGGAAATGTTGTAAAAGAAGACTTAAAAAATTATGTACTCATGCAATCAACTGGACTAACCGACAAGAATGGCAAAGAGATCTTCGAAGGGGATATTCTTAAGTTCAATGACGAGTGGGCTGAATATTGTTATGAAGGCTATGTAGACGGCGTGTCAGAAGGTATCAACTTTGTAGAAATAGAAAAAGATACAACTTGTTTTGGTTTTGGAAAAACTAAAATACCTGAATCATCACTATTTAACCTAGTGAATGATGAACATCTGACATTCAAAGAGCTTATAACAGATACAAGTTTTGAATTTGAAATCATCGGGAACATCCACACAAATCCAGAGCTGCTAGAGGTGAGCTCATGAGTAAAACCTACAAATATTCAGGACTGACACCAGAGCTCTATCAACGGTTAGTCAATGAGCGTGCAGCACTTAAAGAAGCACATCCAAGGGACTATAAGCAGTATTTTCAAAAAGTGAGACAGTGCAGTGAGAAACAAGCGATTATCATTTTGCAAGCACTCAACAATGCGGTCATGGAACGTGCGAGAATCTCACCTCAAACTGTCGAGAGGTTAGAAGGCATTATTTCGAATGAACTTTATAACGACCTTAAAGCATATCTATCCAAGAATTACACAAGAGGTAAAACCACGCGCCAATTCTTGGATAAAACTAACGCAGGACTGCCAGAGGGACTGTTCAAGCGTTTCCGTGAGGAAGTAGAAGAACTACGCAAGGAACACCCTAACAACCTAAATAGCTATATTGGAGACGTTAAGGACTGCGACCAGAAAAATGCTAACAGAACCCAAAACGCCCTCAATCTGCGCTATGCGGAAAAAACCGCCCTAACACCGTTGAAGGTAATCCAAATGGAAGGAATGCTATCGAGAGGGCTATTCAGCGAGATTATTGACTATGTTTTCAATAACTATGAATGGAGCGAGAGATTGGACAATGAAGTTGATCGCATAACCCTAGAATATAGAACTAAAGGCAAGGTAGGTCGTGAGAAGACCACGGTCAAAAAAGCCTTATATACAGCCTATGCGTTAGGCGTGTAGCTAGAGTGGTTTACGAGGGTTCGACTCCCTTGCTAGCTATTACCAGTCAATCTATATACGGAAAAGAGGAATCCTTTATTTTTTCATTCAAATCAAGCTGAAGCGTGTCTGGTCGTGGATGCTACCAAAATCCAGTAAATAATAAGTTATAGAATCGAGGAACCTTTTTTATTTTATTTACCAATCTAAAGCGCATTACTGGTAGCGTTATTATCCAAGGCGTATGCCTGCAAATAGATATAGGTCAGAAATCTCCATAATTCATCCGACTTAATTCTTGTATTATTTCAAAAACGAAAGGGGAATATCCCCGATAATGATTTCACTATATCTAGGCTGGAATGGTTGCTCAAGGGGTTCGATTCCTCTTGCCAGCTATTGTCTGTCAAAACACTAAAAATAAAATGGATATAGGTTTTTAGTGGCTTGGACACTTTTTTAACACTTTTTCGACACGAGCAAGCTGACAGACCTTGCTCAAAACAAACCCAGCAAATTTAAGAAAAAAGGATGTGAAAAAGCCTCTTTCTTATTGATATCTTGCATTACAAAAAAAGCCAAAGACCTTGCTGGTGTCAATGGCTAGAAAGAAGGTGATAGAAGGCTTGAGAAACACCCCAAGAATAAACACTTATTCAATCTTTTCAATAAAATCTCTTAACGTTTCTTGAGCTAAAATAAAAAAGACCGACACGATGGCCGGCACTCTTTGAACACGATACAATTATTATATCACACAAGAGGGGTGTCATGGCAAGTATCAATCTATTTGCGGAAGTAGATAAAGCCGCAACCAAAAAGAAAGCTATAAAGGTACTAAGAAGGTATCGCATGCTAACACGGATAGCGGGCTTGGAATACGCCCCTAAAGTAACAGCTTCATTCTCGTTAGAACCCAAGTCATTCGATGGAATGGTTCACAGCCAAACCGAAAGCATGGTAACACGCAAGGTAGCCGCTGAACAAGACTTACAAGCTATTGTTAGAGCTATCAACGCATTATCAGATAGGCATTACAGCCAAATTTTGATAGAGTGTTATTGCAGAAATCGCAAGCAGTACAATATTGAAGTCTATATGGATCTTGGATATTCTGAAAGCGAGTATTATCGAATGAGAGAACTAGCCATTTTAGAGTTTGCTGAGAACTACAGAAACGGTGAATGTCTGGTATTTTCGGGAGATTATTGCGAAGAATAAGCGAGAATATAGCGGTATAACAGCGATATAATATTAGTATTGATAATTATAGCATCGTACCTTGAAAGAGGGTGATTGCTTTGAAATAACATGAACAAAAAGAGACTTATAAATCGCTTTGATTACAAAGTGGGACTTAATAACTATTAAGTCTCTTTTTTTATTGTGAGGAAAACATGCAGATCTATGACAAACCGTTAGGGTGGTTAACCCCTTATGAGAACAATCCAAGAAATAATGATGAAGCGGTTGAGCCAGTTGCTAATTCCATCAGTGAATTTGGTTTTAAGGTGCCAATCGTGGCAACGTCAGACGGTGAGATCATCAATGGACACACGCGCTGGAAGGCTGCTAAAAAACTAAAACTAAAAACAGTTCCAGTTATCATCGCAGACGATTTGACAGAAGAACAAGTCAGGGCGTTTAGATTAGCAGACAATAAAGTGGCAGAGATTGCTCAGTGGGATATTGAGTTATTGCTGGATGAAATCGAGAACATTAACAACGTGGATATGGGGCTTTTTGGTTTTACCGACAGCGACTACACTCTGGATGATTTTGACGATGAAGATGGGGATTCGGATGCGCTCTCTGAAGAAGAAAGCGAAAGCGAAGATGCTCAATCGTCCTCTGTAGAGTATGGGGATATTTACCAACTAGGCCGACATCGCTTGATGTGTGGAGATAGCACCTCTGCAGGTGACATGAAGGAACTTATCGACGGTGAAAAAATAGACCTCTATGTTACTGACCCGCCCTATAACGTAGCGTATGAAGGGGGGACTGAGGAAGCCATGACGATTATGAATGACAGCATGGATGACGCCAGTTTCCGCCAGTTCCTACGTGATGCGTTTTCGGTCGCTGATCAACACTTAAAACCAGGGGGAGCATTCTATATCTGGCACGCAGACAGTGAAGGGTTAAACTTTAGAGCTGCTGTCAAGGAGACGGGATGGTTGCTAAAACAGAATATTATCTGGGTAAAAACAGCATCGTCTTAGGACGCCAAGACTATCAATGGAAACATGAACCGTGTCTCTACGGGTGGAAAGATGGCGCTTCACACTACTTTATTGATAACCGCTCGTTAGCTACAGTCATCGAAGAAGATGAAGAAAATCTGAAAGAAATGACTAAGGGGGAACTTATTTCTTATATCAAGACGATGCAAGAAAACAGCCCCACTAGTATATTCTACGAAGACAAACCTGTTAGAAGTGACATCCACCCAACTATGAAACCATTGAAATTGATTGCTAGATGTGTCCTTAATTCTAGTAAAAAAGGCGAGCGCGTGCTGGATAGTTTCAATGGCGGTGGTTCCACTTTGATGGTTTGTGAGAAGACGGAACGCATTTATTATGGAATGGAACTTGACCCGGTATATGTGGAACGCACAATTAAACGTTGGGAAGAAGAAACTGGGCTGAAAGCTGAAAAAATAAACTGAAACGACAGGAAGTGAGGCGATGGCTAATGAACAAAACTTGAAACCAATTACTGAGAGAAGTAAGAAGGAACAACGAGAAATACAACGCCGAGGCGGCATAGCTTCAGGCAAGGCTAGGCGAAAAAAAGCCGACTTAAAAAAAGCATTCAATACTATTTTAAAAGCTGACGTAGCGAACGAAAATATATCAAAGCAACTTGAAGCGTTAGGCTTCGAAGCTACCAATGAAATGGCGTTAGCTATGGTCATGATGCAGAAAGCCATGAAGGGTAATGTCAAAGCGTTTGAACAGATAGCCAGATTGGTCGCCATCGATACCAAGGACAGCTTGGACCGCAAAGAACAACGAGAGCGCATTGTTTCAATTCAACTTGAAAACGAAAGAAGAAAAGAACAACTTGAAAACAACGGCATAGAAGGCACTATGAACGTCAACATCATTAATGCATGGAAGGATATCCCTAATGACGACGATTGATATTCAGAAAAATGTAAACCCCAATTTCAAGGCGGTTTGGCAGTCTCAAAAGCCTTACAACGTCTTAAAAGGTGGGCGGAACTCTTTTAAATCGTCTGTAATCGTTCTTAAGCTGGTCTACATGATGATTAAGTACATTATGAAAGGCGAAAAAGCTAATGTAGTTGTCATTCGTAAGGTGGCCAGAACAATCCGTGACAGTGTGTTTAATAAGGTACTGTGGGCCATTAGTATGTTTGGACTAGAGACTCAGTTTAGAGCTACCGTAAGCCCGTTTAAGATAATCCATAAGCGGACTGGCTCGACTTTCTACTTCTATGGGCAAGACGACTTCCAGAAACTGAAATCAAATGACATTGGAAATATCATTGCCGTTTGGTACGAGGAAGCAGCTGAGTTTGACAGCGCTGAGGACTTCGACCAATCAAACGTCACTTTCATGCGTCAGAAACACGACAAGGCCCCGTTTGTGCAATTCTATTGGTCATACAACCCACCGAGGAACCCATATAGCTGGATAAACGAATGGTTTGAGGACATTAAGACCAACGAGAACTATCTAGCACACTCAAGCACTTACCTTGACGATAAGTTAGGCTTTGTCACTGAACAAATGCTTGAAGATATAGAGCGCATTAAACAGAATGATTACGATTACTATCGCTATCTATACCTAGGTGAAGCGGTTGGTCTTGGTAATCAGGTCTATAACATGAGTACGTTTCACGCTATCGATAGTTTACCAACGGACGATAGACTTATCGGGATATCATTCGCAATGGATACAGGACACCAACAATCAGCTACAGCTTGCGGTGCTTATGGGCTGACTGCAAAGGGTAATGTGATTCTGTTAGATACATTCTATTACAGCCCAGCCGGTCAAGTTGTTAAGAAGGCACCGAGTGAGTTAACTGTCATGGTTAGCAATTTCATTGACAAGGTACTCAAACAGTACCGAGTACCAAAGCTGAGAATGACAATCGATAGCGCCGAGGGTGCATTGAGAAACCAATATTTCAAGGACTTTGGCGAGCGGTGGCATCCAGTAGCTAAGAAGAAGAATCAGACCATGATTGACATGGTTATCAGCTTGCTAGCTGAGGGGCGCTTCTACTACCTCGACATACCAGCTAACAAGGTATTTTACGAGGAACACAAGATGTATCGTTATGATGAAAAGACAATACACAGTGACGATCCGAAAGTTATCAAAGAGGACGACCACACCGTCGATGAATTCAAATATTTCGTGTTAGACAATGCCAGAGACTTAGGACTCAAAGCGTAGGAGAGGAAAGAATGGGAATCATACAGACCATTAAGAATATGTTTAAAAGGAGTAATTACGTGCTGACTAACCAAAGTCTAAACAGTATCACCGACCACCCAAAAATTGCTATTTCACCCGAAGAATACAATCGTATCATGGACAATCTCAGATACTTTGCTGGAGCATTTGACCGTGTTACCTATCGAGACAGCAACGGAGCACAAGTCAAGCGAGACTTCAACCACTTGCCCGTTGGACGTACAGCGTCTAAGAAGGTAGCCAGTCTCGTATTCAATGAGCAAGCTACGATTCAAGTCGATAACGAGGTGGCCAATGAGTTTATCAACGAGACATTGAAAACCGATAGATTCAGCAAGAACTTCGAGCGTTATCTGGAATCATGCCTGGCTCTCGGTGGGCTTGCTATGCGTCCTTATGTCGATGAAGACCGTGTCAGAGTGTCATTCGTGCAAGCGCCGGTATTCTTGCCTTTACAATCAAATACGCAAGATGTATCGAGTGCTGCAATCGTTACTAAAACACTCAAAACAGAGGGCCAGAAAGTAAGATATTACAGTCTGATTGAATTCCATGAGTGGAGCAAAGAGGCTTACACAATCAGCAATGAGCTATACGAGTCTGAATCTAAAACCCGTATTGGTCAGCGTGTACCTCTATCAATGCTCTACGAAGATTTGGAAGAGACTGTAACACTCAACGGGCTTACAAGACCATTATTTACGTACTTGAAGCCCCCAGGGATGAACAACAAGGACATTAATAGTCCTTTAGGATTGTCCATCTTTGACAACGCTAAAACTACGATGGACTTTATCAATACCACTTATGATGAGTTTATGTGGGAAGTGAAAATGGGTCAGCGTAGGGTTGCAGTGCCAACTCAAATGATTAAGACTGAATATGACACTAGCGGTGAGAAAGTGACAGTCAAACGTGAGTTCGAAACAGGTCACAATGTTTATGAACAATTCGACAGTGGTGATATGGATAAGGGTATCGGTATTACTGACCTTACTACAGATATCCGTTCGGACGATTACATTAAGGCTATCAACAAAGGACTGAGCCTATTTGAAATGCAATTGGGCGTGTCAGCCGGTATGTTTAGCTTTGACGGTAAGAGCATGAAGACTGCTACCGAGGTCGTATCAGAGCAATCAGACACTTATCAAATGCGCAACTCTATCGCTACTCTTGTAGAGCAATCATTGAAAGAGCTTGTTATTTCAATTCTAGAGATTGCTAAAATCTACAATCTCTACATCGGTGAGATCCCAACGATGGATGAAATCAGCGTAGACTTGGATGATGGAGTGTTCACTGACCGAAACGCTGAATTTGATTACTGGTCTAAGATGGTAGCCGCTGGGTTTGCACCTAAGACGATGGCTATTGAGAAAACTCTTAACGTGACCGAAGAACAAGCTCAAGAGATTTACCAAGCAATCAATGACGAAACTATGGCAAGCGCTGATAGTTTTAGGACTACTGACGAGGTCGACATTTATGGGGAGTAATAGGGTATGGTTAAAAAGAAACCTATCAAGTTAAACGACCAACAGCTAATGCTTGACGCTAGTCGAGTAGCTGACATCTACCATCAATTGACCATCGACCTATTCGACCAGGTCGTTGACCGAGTTAGAGAGCGTGGGACTGCTAGCCTTGAAGACAACCCTTATATTTGGCAACTTGAGAAAATGAGTGAAATGGGGTTGCTTAACAACGCCAACATCAAACTCATTGCTGAGTATTCTGGTGTTGCCGAGGAACAGCTGAGATATGTTATCGAGAATGAGGGCTACAAGGTGTACAAGGATACTAAGAGCCAATTGTTAGAGGCTTTGGGTGGTAAGGGTGATTTCATTACAAACAACCTTATTCAGACAAATCTAGCTAACTACGTCAACCAGACCACTGGAGACATTGACAATCTGATTAATACCACGCTACCTAAGAGCGTCAGAAAGGTCTACCAAGATATTGTTGAAGAGGCTGTGGCAAAGGTAATCACTGGTTTAATGAATCCAGACAAGGCTATTTCAACAACAGTGATGAAATGGGCTGAGAGGGGTTTCTATGGTTTTACTGACAAGGGCGGCAAACGCTGGAGAGCTGACGCTTACGCTAGAATGATCATTAAAACTACATCGTGGCGTGTCTATCGTGAAGCGAGGAAGGCCCCGGCTGATGAGCTAGGAATTGATACATTCTATTATTCGATGAAACCTGCAGCCCGTGAAATGTGTGCCCCGTTACAGCATCAGATTGTAACGACTGGTCAAGCTAGAGTGGAGGAAGGCGAGAAAATCTTTGCTCTTGATGATTACGGCTATGGCAAGCCCGGAGGGTGCCAAGGTATTAACTGTGGCCATACTATGACACCATTCATTCCCGGAGCTAATTATAAACCAGTTTTACCAGACCACTTGAAAAACTTAACTCCAGAGGAAGCAATAGAGAACGCTAATGCTCAATCTAAACAGAGGGCTATTGAGCGCTCTATCAGAAAATCAAAGGAGTTGCTCCGCGTTGCTAACAAACTTGAAGATGAAGACTTGATAAACAAATACAAAGGGCAAGTGAAATCAAGGCAAGCAGCAATGAGGTCTTATTTAGCGCAGCACCCATTCTTGCATCGAGATTACTCAAGAGAACGCTATTACAGCGACCCTTTGAGTGAAGCCAAAACAGAAATAAAGCTGCGTAAACGCCAAAATAAAAAACAAACCGTGTCGAATTGATGCGGTTTTTCTATTGACCTGTCGAATGTCGTAAAACTAGGCAAATTCAGTCCACTGGACGTAAAACAAAGGAGTTTTAAGCATGAGTTTAAAACGAGATATGTTGATTGAAGCAGGTATCACAGATAAAGCGGTTATCGATTCCTTAATGAATGCGTACGGTTCAGGGATTGAGAATGCCAAAGCACAAGCTAAGTCTGAGCTACAAGCTGAAAACGACAGCCTTAAACAACAACTTGAGCAACAAAGCCAAGCACTCAACGACTTGCAAGCTAAAGAGGGAGCTAGTGAGGAACTCAAACAACAATTGACGGACTTACAAGCTAAATTCGACACTTACAAGTCAGAGAATGAAGCTAATCTTGCGAAAGTTACCAAATCTAACGCTATTCGCCTAGCGTTGAAGGATGTGGACGCTCACAACTCGGATGACCTTGCCAAATTCATCAATTTTGACGATATCGAACTTGATGAAGCTGGTAAACCTAAACTAGACAAGGTTATTAAGGGATTGAAAGAGACAAGTCCTTATCTTTTCAAGCAGCAAAGCGAACAGCCTAAAATCTTTGCCGGTGGGAATCCGTCTGCTAGTCAGAATGGGCTCACTAAAGAAGATTTTAAACGTATGGGTATCAATGAGCGTCAAGAGCTTTTTGATAAAGACCCAGAGCTATATCAACAATTGAAAGGATGATTTAATCTATGGTTCTTGGAACAACAACGACTGCACAAGTCATCAATCCACAGGTAATGGCTGACATGGTTTCAGCTAAATTGCCTAAACTTATCAAATTCACACCACTCGCCGTGGTTGAAACAACTCTTGTAGGACGTCCAGGGGACGAGCTTACAGTGCCGCAATGGACATATTCTGGTGATGCCACTGAAATCACTGAAGGTCAATCAATTCCAATTGACCAACTTGGCACTAAAGAAACAAAAATGAAGATCAAACAAGCTGGTAAAGCTATTGAAATCACTGACAAGGCTGCTTTGGTCGGACATGGCAATGTCTATGGTGAAGCTACTAATCAGATTGCTTTGGCTATTGCTAATAAAGTCGATAACGATATCGTCGAAGTTGCTAAAACAGCTACTCAAAACATCACTGAAGCTCCAATTTCAGTAGCGAACATCGACAAAGCCTTGGAAATCTTCGCAGACGAGGAAGACGCACGCTATGTAGCGCTTATCAATCCAAAGGACGCTATCAAATTGCGTGCTGACGCTGGTCAAAATTGGTTGAAAGGTTCAGAAGTTGGTGCTGATGTGGTCGTTTCTGGCACATTCGGTGAAGTTTCTGGCGTGCAAATAGTACGTACTAAGAAAGTTGACGAAGGAAAAGGCTTCCTTGTAAAAGTGTCTTCGCTTCAAACAGACACAGACGATGATGCCAAATATGGTGCATTCGTGATCAACTTGAAACGTGATGTCATGATTGAAAACGACCGTGACATCTTGAAAAAGACCACTGTCTACTCTGGTGATGAGTATTACGGTGTCTATCTCTACGATGATTCAAAAGTCGTTAAATTCGGAGGTGCTTAATGGGTATGCTAATGCGTCGTCATACTATCGGCGAGCAAGATGCACCCGTTAATGACGTTAAAGAAGAAGTGATTGAAACGCTAGAAGACAAGACTGTTGCTGACTTGCGAATCATCGCACAACAACGAGGCTTGACTGGTATTTCTGCACTTACCAAGGCGGAACTCTTAGACCTCCTAAAATAGCAAAGGAGGTGGTTGAATGACATATTTAACCGAAACAGAATTTCTAAAACTTGGTTTTGAAGATGTAGAAGATTTTGAAACGCTATCAGCTAGAGCTAGTCTCATCATTGATGCTTATATCAAGAACTTCTACGATTTTACCGATTTTGAGACAGATTTCGAGCCTCGCAAGAAAGCTGTTAAGAAAGCAGTCGCTTATCAAATCGCCTATCTTGATTCGAGTGGCATTATGACCGCCGAGGACAAGTCTTCATTAGCAAGCATGACCGTTGGACGTACTCATGTAAGCTATCAGAACGGCTCTAAATCGTCTAATGGTGGCCAGAAGTACAATCTATCTCTTGACGCTCTAAACTGGCTGACATTGGCTGGTTTTGGATATAAGGCGGTGGGATATGATAGATAAACGCATGTTGGTTGATACTGTAACAATCAAAAAGCTAACGGGAGAAACGGATGTATGGGGTAAAGTAACGTATGATGAGCCCACAACCCTAAAACCAGTTAGATTTGATAGACAGTTCAATGTTAGCGGTTCGACTAACAATCGTAGCGAATCAAAGCCCGGTGTTTTATTTATCTATCCAAAATATTGCCCAGTGGTTCTTGACGAAAGTTTTGAAAACGGCGTAATTAATGACGGCAAACGAGATTATAAGATTCGTTCCGTTATTCCAATTTACTATCCAAGGCAAAATAAAGTGTTTTGTTATGAAGTAGAGGTGATCTAATGGGTGCTAATGTAACTGTCAAAGTTGACTTGCAAGGCCTCGAAAAGAAATGCAGTCCTGAAGCTGTCAAGCGTGGCAAGGTAGCCATGATTAGCCAAATGATAGAGGACATGGAGCAATTCATTCCTCGTAGAGACGGAACCTTGAGCGCTAGCGGCTCAGCTTTTAGCGATGGTATTAGATATCCGGGACCTTATGCAAGGGCTCAATTCTATGGGTCTAGTTACAACAAAAATAGAAGCTTCACTTTCAGCAAATACACTACGCCCGGAACTGGCAAGCGGTGGGATAAGAAAGCTATTCCTAAGCATGGTAAGAACTGGGGTAAAGTCGCACTTCGAGCCATGGGGGTTAACTAATGAACGACAACGATTTTTCAGAAGTTCTCGCAAACTTCATCAATACGCTTGGACTGCCGTTGAAATGCAAACTTGATTATCTTTCAGAAGACGAAAGTCTTTCAGTCTATCCCTTGCCGGGTGGCAAAGTGGAAGACGAAGACATGGCTGGCACCCAGATTCTATCGCTACCTTATGAGATAGCCATTAAATCAAAGGACCAGCAAAAGCTAAATGCCATTCTTTGGAAGATAAACACTGAGCTTTCAAAAATCGGATTCGAGTTACCAAGTTTAAATAATTCATATACATTCCTAGCCTTGACCGTCGAGACACCGAGCTTAAACGATGCCGACGAGCAGGGCTTTTACATTTACTTGCTTGATTTGCAAGCAAGACTAGAAGTAGAAAGGAGCCTTAACTAAATGGCTAAATTTAAAAATGCGATTCGTAAGCATTACATTGCACCGTTCGATTCAGAACACCCTGACACTCCACCAACAGAGGACAAATACATGTGGATTGCCAAAGGCATCAAGGAATCTGCACCGGAAAACGACGCAGAAGACGATGACGTAGCATATTTCGACGGTGACGGAACTAAAGAAAAGGTTATCACATCTAAATCACGAGGTCGTTCATTCGAGGGACACCGTGACTATGCAGATAAAGCTCAAAACTTTGTAGTTGACAAAGAGGACGCTGTAGCTGATGACCTTATCGTTTGGTACAAGGAAGTAACTCCAGACGGCAAATCATACAAAGAAGGTCTTGCACGACTTTCTGAGATTGAAGTCGGTGACGGTGAAGCGTCAGAGCTTGAAACAATCAAATTCCAAGTTAACTGGTCACGTACACCAGAGAAACATGAAGTTACTGCATCACCAGCCGCAGCAGTAGCAGCCGCTGGCACTGGTTCTGAAACTTCTGGACGTACAGCGTCACCAGATCCTAGTCGTTCTGGTGCTTCATCAGAAACTGGTACACCGGGAATCGGTGGGTAATCACTAATTAAATAAAACAAGATAAGACAACTAAGAGGGTGGGGTTTAGCCCTTACCCTCTTTTTTTCGTATTAAAGGAGAATAACAAACATGGTAGTAATTAAAAAACGTAGCAATGTCATCCCAGTAGATTTCGGTGAGTTCCAACTTAACTTCCCTGTATCAGATAGCAATATCCAACGCATGAAGGCGGTTGGTGAGGACTTGCAGGCCAAAGGTGAAGCTTTCCAAAACACTACTGACGAGGAAGCTCTCGGAGCATTGAAAGCATTGGTAGAAGATGGTTTCAATCAAGTATTTGACGACAAAGAAGCCTTTAATCAAGTTTACGCATTCGCTGGTCAGTCAACAATTAACGCTATGTTCTATCTCATTGAAGCCATCAAAGGCATTTCTGAGGAATTTGAAAAACAAAACTCAAAATCAGCCCTCGATAAGTATTTGAATGATTGATTTATCACGGAAACTAACAGATAAGTTAGTTATTGATGATAAAGAGTACGCCCTTGATTTGTCTTTTGATAACGTTTTGAAGATGTTTGAAATGATGAGGGATGAAGATATACCAGAGTATGTCAAACCGCATTTCGCTATTCGGATGCTAATCAGCAAGAGCCTTGAAGGTGAGACTAGAGAGAAAAAAGCCAAGGCGTTTAACGACGTTTTTGAAGATTACTCTTTTGAGGAACTATCAAAGGTTTTCAAATCAGTATTTGAAGAGCATATCAGCTTGTCAGACGTTGAGGACAACCATGTCGAGTATGATTTGGCTGGCAATCCAATGAAGACCACGGCAAGCGACGATACGAAACAAAGGGCTCCTTACGATATCAGATACGATGGCGACTATATCTATTCGTCATTCTTGCAAGCCTATGGCATTGACTTATTCGATGTACAAGGTGAATTGCATTGGCGAAAATTCAATGCTCTACTGTCTGGACTGCCAGAGGGCACGAAGTTGATGGAAGTTATCAAAATTCGTAAATGGAAGCCACAAAATGGCGACTCAGCGGAATACAAAGAGGAAATGCGTAGGCTTCAGAAAGATTATGCTCTCCCTAACGAGATCATCGAGGAAGAAGAGGAATATGAAGAAGAATTTTAGAAAGGAGGGATAATCTATGGCAGATGGTACAGTCACCATCAAGGCGTTGTTTGACGGAAAAGACGCTGAAAGTGGGGCTAAACGCATTAAGAGCTCACTAGAGGGGCTTAAAGGCTCAGCTGGTAAGGTTGGTTCGGTCTTTAAATCTGTTCTGGGCGCTAACTTAATCGGTGGCGCTATCATGGGCGGTATTAGTGCTCTTGGTAATGGCATGAAGTCAATGGTAGGCGAGCTTAACAGTTCTACTAAAGCATGGAAGACCTTTGAAGGCAACATGCAACAGATTAACATGCCAACCGACCAGATTAAGCAAGTCAAAGGCGAGTTGCAAGACTTTGCAACCAAGACCATCTATTCAGCGTCTGACATGGCTTCTACTTACTCACAGTTAGCAGCGGTTGGAACGAAGAATACAACCGAGCTCGTTAAGGGCTTTGGTGGTCTTGCGGCAGCGGCTGAGAATCCGCAACAAGCCATGAAGACCTTGAGCCAACAAGCGACCCAAATGGCAGCTAAGCCTAAGGTTCAATGGCAAGACTTCAAGCTCATGCTAGAGCAAACGCCAGCCGGTATCGCTGCAATCGCCAAAGAAATGGGCATGAGCACTGCCGAGATGGTGCAAGCTGTCCAGGACGGCAAGATTAAGACTGAAGACTTCTTTGACGCCATCGCTAAAGTCGGGAATAACGACACATTTAGTAAGATGGCGACAGAATTCAAGACCGTTGACCAAGCTATCGACGGTATGAAGGAATCGCTAGCCAACAAGCTAATGCCACAGTTTGAGAAACTCAATCAAATTGGCATTAAGGCAGTCGTTGGGCTTACGGATGCATTAGAAAGAGTTGATATCAATGGCATTGCTGACAAGATTGGCAGTGGGTTGCAGTCTCTTTGGAAAGGCTTCTCAAATACGGGAGCCTTGAAGAATCTAGGCGCGACCTTCACTTACATCTCAAGCTCAATCAAGCAGTTGTTTAGCAAGATTGATGGCAGTAAGCTCATGCAGGGCATCGGTTCAGTGTTTGGTGACATTGCTAACGGCATCTCACAAGCTCTAAATATTGCCACTACATCAGTTAGAAGTTTCATCAGCTCATTTGCTGACACTGGGGCGTTTCAATCTTTTAAAGCAGCGGTGGAAGATACTTGGAACGCCCTTAAAGCTATCGGTTCGTCATTCGGTGAGGTATTAGGTAGCTCACAAACGCAGTCAATCATTGCAGGGCTTGGCTCAGCTCTTGGAACACTAGTTAGCTGGATTTCTCAAGCAGTTTCAGCAATTTCTAGGTTTATCAGTGCAATTCCGCCGGGAATCTTAAACGGTATCACTAGCGGTATTTTGGCAATGGTAGCAGGCTTCATGACTGCTAAGGCTGGGATTTCAGCGGTAGGCATTGCATTGAAAGGTTTGGACTTCATCAAGAGTCTAAACCCATTCAAGAAATTCGGAGAGGATGCAGCAGAAGGAACAGAACAAGCTGCTAACAGTGCGAGACGTTCTAAATCAACTATCACTCAGCTATTTAGTGGAATGGCTAATGTCATTAAGTCAGCAGGAACTAGTATTTCAACGGCTGCAAAAGGCATCGGAACAGGGCTATCAACTGCTTTTAAAGGATTTGGCCAAGGGCTTAAAGCAGTCTTGCAAGGTTTAAAAGGTGTCAGCTTTTCAACATTGGCAGGTTTGGGGACTTCTGCCGCAATCGCAGCAGTCGGAATCGGGGCCGCTATTGCTATCGTAGTCGCTTCACTCGCTTTACTCGCTACTCAATCCCAAGGCGTTTCGCAAATCCTTGGAGCTTTAGGTGGTGCAATTAGCACTGTTGTCGGAGCTATTGGCGGTGCAATGGGAACCGTTATCGAAGCCTTTGGCACTGCGTTTGGAATCGTTGTTAAGGCAGTCGGTGAAGCTGCGCCGGGGCTAGCCAAACTTTCACCGTTGGTTGAAGCCATCGGAACCGCTCTAGGCAATGCAGCCCCAGCGATTACAGCGTTTGGTAATGCTTGGACGTCTATTTTAGGGACGTTGCCAGCTATCATTGACGCTTTTAGTGGATTGGCTACCGCTCTAGGTTCTGCAATCAGTGCAGTAGCTACCGCAATCACTCCGATTGTCCAAATTATCAGTAACACAATTACGGCAGTAGCCCAAATCATTGCTAACGCTATCGTGGCAATCGCACCAGTTATCGCTAATTGTATTGTCCAAGTTGCTCAAGTAATTGGCCAGTTTGGACCACAGATTGCAATGGTCTTACAAGTGATTGTCCAAGCCATTCAAGCAACGGCACCAGTCATTATGACCTTGATTCAAGGGATTGTGACAGTCGTTCAAACAATGGCACCAGTCATTAGTCAAGTGATTTCTGCTATCGTTACGGTTGTCCAAACGTTAGCACCTATAATCACCCAAATCATTTCAGCGATTGTTACAGCAATCACTCAAATCGTGCCTATCATTACGGCAATTGGTGGTGTGATTAGTGCTGCATTTAGTGGCATAGCATCGGTTGTGTCAGCGGCAGGAATGGCAATTGCTACCGCTGCAATGGGTATCGGTACGGCTATCAGTACAGCTCTTAGTGGTGTGGCAAGCATTATCAGTTCTGTCGGTTCTGCTATCGGTGCAGCATTGCAAGGGATTGCTAGCGTAGTGCAATCAGTCGGAACATCAATCGGCACAGCGGCTCAAGGTATCGGAAACGGTATCAAATCAGCGTTTGAAGGGATTTCAAGCGTGATTACATCCGCTGGTAGTGCAATCAGTAGCGTATTGAATAGTCTCGCTAATGTGTTCAACTCAATCGGTACGGCTGCTCAAAAAGCGGGGTCTGGATTCAATCAGCTTGCCAATGGTGTTGTTAAGATCACCAACACTAACCTTGGAGACATGGCTGCGTCTCTTGCAGCAGTAGCCAAAGGAGTTGGGTCGATTGGTAATAACTCAGCGGGACTTGCTCAAGCTGGTACTGGTATGGCCAACCTTGGCAATGGTATGAGTAAAGTGTCTAGTTCAGCATCTAGTGCTGTATCTGGTTTGACATCATTCTCGAGCACGATTACAAGCATTCAGTCATCATTTACTAACTTACAATCATTGTTGACCACAGCGGGCACGGCATTCAGTACGTTCTCTAGTCAAGCTAGTCAATCGCTAGCAGGCTTAACGGCTATTGTAGCCCCTATTACTGCTTTTAGAACACAAATCATGACACTAGCACCAGCCTTGATGGTTGCTGCGACTGGACTAACTCAGTTCAGTACAGTTTCAATGACGTTGACTGCTAGCATGACTTCTATTAGCTCAAGCATGACTATGCTAACTACTAGCTTAACTATGTTAGCTGCTCAGTTAACTATGATCACTACGAGCATGACCATGATGGCTACTAGCTCAACAATGCTAGGTACTAGCTTAACGCTCATTGGTACGCAATTCATGATGATTGGTACTTCATTGACCATGCTAAACACTCAATTCATGATGTTTGCTACCAGCTTAATGCAAATGACATCACAGCTCATGATGGCAGGCTCAGCAGTGACCATGTTTGGTTCTCAGCTCATGACCGCTCAGACTGGTTTCAGCATGGTTTCCATGATGGCTACTATGGTATCTAGTCAGCTTGCTATGCTTGCTAGTTCAGCCCAAATGGCAGGAGCTGGGCTTGCTATGGTAAGTGCTCAAGTCATGATGTTAGCTAGCGTGTTCGCTACCGTTGGAGCGGCAGCAATGACATTGCAGGCAACGATGATGTCGTTAGGCATGGCAGTAAGTGCAGGCATGATGTCAGCGGTTCAAGCGGTAACGTCTGGAGCTATGCAAATGACAGCGGCTCTACGTTCTAGCGGTATGCAAATGGTTGCTAGCACGCAAGCCTTCATGAATCAGATTGTCTCAGCAGTCAGAAACGGCATGAACCAAGTCGTTGCCGCTATCCGTGCCGGTGGTGCTCAAATGGTTTCAGCCATGCAAGCAAGCGGACAGCAATTAGTTGCAGTTACGCAAGCAGCGGTTAACCAAGCAGCAGCCGCAGCTAGAGCCGGTTATGGAGCCTTCTTCTCAGCAGGGGCTTACATGGGACAAGGTCTTGCAGCCGGTCTGATGTCAGCTCTTGGAGCAGTTACAGCGGCAGCTAATGCCCTTGTAGCGCAAGCAGAAAGAGCAGCACAGGCTAAAGCCAAAATCCATTCACCATCTCACTTATTCCGTGACCAAGTTGGTTGGTATATCGGTCTTGGTATTGCTCGAGGTATCGATGAATCAGCTCCAGAGGTTGCTAATAGCTTGGACTTCATCCGTGACCAAGTCAACGGGTTTAACGTTCGAGCTAATGCCATGTTGACTGGTGCCACTTCTAACATGGCTAGTCAGCTTAAAATGGAAGTCTTGCGTGATAAAACCCCAGACGCTACAATTTCAGCCCGTCAAGAAGCCTATGCTGCTCACTCAGCAGGGTTGCTTAGCGATGTGATTGATGCTCTCGGAGAGCTCAAAGACCAAGTGGCACAAGGTCAAAACATGGTACTAGATACCGGTGCTCTAGTCGGTGGCACAGTTAATAATTTCAACAGTGCCATTGATACGATTAAAACACTGAAAGGACGACACAGATTATGATCACTAAAATCAAAGAGTACATATCATTCGGCGATTTTAATAGTCGTGACGCTGGGTGGTACCTACAAAAACGTGAAGCACCTACCCCAGACGAAAAAGAGATTGTCGAGTCTATCCCTTTTATGCAGGGGGTGCTTGACTTCTCTAGCGTTCTGGGGGAGCGTGTTTTCGAGCCTAGAGAGATTACATACGAGTTTAAACTACCGTTTACGGAGTATGAAGACCGCAAGACGGCAGAGCGTATGATTAAGTCTCAAATGGTTACTAAAACGGAACGCAAGCTATTTGATACGCATGACCGACGCTATTACTGGATGGGTAAGATTAAGCACATCAAAGTAGCTGACGATCCTATCAAAAAGAATCTGGTTGCTACCATCACATTTAAGTGTTATCCGTTCGCTTACCATGAGAACGAATACTTCGATGATGTATGGGACACATTCGATTTTGAAAGTGACGACTCAACATGGACTAAATGGCAACTTGGATATACGAAATCAGAAAGGACAATTTACTTTGTTAATTCTGGTGACACTTCAATCAGTCCAGTCATTTATTGCGACGAAGATATCACGCTAACCGATTCAGAGGGCGTAATTTACAACTTGAAACGTGGTGAGAATAGGGAGTTTGCATTGACTTTGTATCAAGGAATCAACTATTTCAAAGCTAAAGGTAATGGCACAATAGCCATGCATTTCAACAATGAGGTGATGGCATGAGTGCAAGCGGTAAAATCGAAGTATTTAACATTAGTCATACTGGTTACGCTGTCAAGGTTTCAAATCTTAGTAATGATACTGGTATTAAAGGAGTATCTTTCCCAACGTGGAGCAGGGCGGAGAAATATTCACCGACTTTTGGGAAAGTCGCAGACCAAGACGACATTATCTGGTATGACGGTGTTCGTTGGGGGGATAGTTGGTATTGTACTGTTAATGTCTCAGACCACAATAACGAGCATGGGGAGTTTTTTACCCACGTCTATGTGTACGACAATAACGGTCAACTCGTTGGTGTTGGTGGTGAAAAAATCGTCGTTCCAGACCCACCCAAAACCGCTAAGCAAAGAGGCGGGTACGCTGTCTATTGGTGGAGTGATTTTAATGCTAGGCGTTGGGATAAGCTAAACCGCACCACGCATGGACGCAAGACAATCCACGACCCGTACAGCCCAAGAGGTGGTACTGTTATCGTTGGTGAAATCACGCAAGCGCTAAATACGATTCATGAATTTTCGTTTGCTATCTCATTCACACACCCCTTGTATAACAAGATGGTGCCGTTTAAGTCTATTGTCGAAGTGGTTAATCTCTACGATGGCAAAGTTGAGTTTGTGGGGCGGGTTCTAACATCTACGAACGAAATGACGACGGACGGATTCGCTCAGAAAGTGACCTGCGAGGACTTCCTTTCATTCCTTCACGATTCTGCTCAGTGGTTCCAAAAATTACCAAACCAAGGAGCGGCGCCTTACCTAACTGAAATTTTACGAGTTGCAAACGGCGAGGTTGAGGACTACAAACGCATTAATTTGGGCACTTGCACGGTTAACAGTAGGACGGATAAGCCTTGGCGTTATCTTGGATACGAGAGCACTTGGGACTGTGTCAGAGAGCGTATCATTAATAATATCGGTGGCTATTTGACCATTTACGAGCGGAATACTCGCTTATATGTCGATTGGACCGCTCAAATCGGAGAAACCAAGAAATCGCCCCTTCAGATTGGAAAGAACATCAAATCTGCCAGTCGGGCACTCGATTTTGATGGTTTGGCTACTCAAATCATGCCAATCGGGGCTGATATTCAAAAGGAACATCCAGACGAGGACCAAAGCCCAGACGTTACCAGAGAACAGTTGACCATTTGGCACGTTAACAACAACAGTGCCTATTTAGAAGACAAAGAGCTTATTAAAGAGTTCGGGATCATTCGTAAAGCTGTTATTTGGACAGAAATTGACAATCCCAATGTGCTGTTAGCCCGTGGCAAGCAGTACCTACGAAACCAAAAAATCGCACTCGCTAAGTGGACTATCTCAGCGGTTGAGCGTTACTTGATTGATAACAGATATGACAAGTTTGAAATTGGGAATAAACACCCGATTATCAACGCACCACTGTCTGGGATTGAAACTTTGCAAATCTTAGAGAAAAAAATTGATATCCTTAACCCACAGAGTGTTGATTTGACTATCGGATCACAATCTCAATCACTCGCAGCATATCAATTGCAATTACAAGAAGCTGAAAACTCTATCGAGCGGGTTAAACAAGATACTTCGATTGCTAATAAGACTAAACGCTTGAAGGCACTACAAAGTCAACTTGCGGCACTCAAGAATAAACCTAGCACAGCTCCGACAGCCCCTACATTGCCTACACCACCGGCTCCAAACGCATCAGCGGACGAGCTCGCAGCTTATGATAAGGCATACGCTGATTATCTTGTGGCCAAGGCTAACTATGATAATCAACTTGCGTCATTCAATATGGATGAGCAAGAGCGGACTAGGACGATTAAGGACGTAGAAGCTGAAATCGCTAGGTTACAACAAGAATTAAATGCAGGAGGTAATTAAACATGCCACAAACTGAAGCAGAGGGACGTTTGAACCTCTACGATGATGTCACGCCTTTGGAAAAAACTAAAAACATCAATGTTTTGACTAAGGCTATTCGTACAAAAACAAGGGGAGCGGATGTTCGAGAGGCTATTGCTACAGGCATTGAAATAGCTTATGCAGACGGTGCCACTAACGGGAACACTAACATGGAAGTCATTAAGGCCCGTGGTCTAGCTGGCAACCTTGATGATCGTCTCAGCACTATCGAGAACACACTTAACGGGAAGGCAAGTGCCGATTTCGTTGAGAAGAAATTCAACAAGATTGAGTCCAACGCACCCAAAGCGGTTTTAGGCTCACTATCAGAAATCAGTAGCACTTACCCAAACGGTGCTAACGGTATTGTAGTAGCCAAGGACACCGGTAAATGGTACTACTACGATGAAGGGGCACGCTCGTGGAAAGAAGGGGGCGTCTACCAGTCTCGTGGGCTTGGCGGTAACGAAGTAACCGCTGATAATATCGACTTTGCCCAAGGTATCAAACAAATGCTTACTGACCGAATCACAGGTACATTCTGGGTAGAAAATAACGGTAAGATTATCAATGACAGTAATAATGGTTGGAGCCGTTATCTTCCAGTAAATCTATACAAGGGCAAGACTTATTACATTGTCGGCGTTCGTGGGGTACTGTCTTATGTGACATCAGTGGACGGTAGCCGTGTGATTAAGAAACTTGCTAACAGCGATGTTGTGACTAGCACAGAATACACACCGTCAGAGGACGCAATCCTCTATGTGTCAACACAAAACGCTGACCCTAAACCTAAAGTGTTCAATGCGTCAGTAGCAGAACTATCAGCCGCTAACGTTGATTTAAACAATCTGCCAGACGGCTATATTTCCCTTAAAATTCCTAAGTTGGAAGTAGATGTCAAGGCTACTGATTTGGATTTTGTAACCCAAATCAAGCAACTTATTGATGAAAATACGCTCATCCGCGGGAAGTATTACACTGGTACCGCCCAGAATAAGGGAGATTCAGCAGATTGGGCAGTTTATCCACCGTATTACATTGAAAAAGGCAAGAAATATGGCTTGAAGGATGTCCGAGGATTTTTCACTTACTATTTCAGTATCGATAATCGCAAACTCAAACAGTTTTCAAGTGGCGATAATTTGATTAGCGAGGATTTCACGCCAACCGAAAATGGCTACCTACTAATTACGAGACGACTTGCTGACCCAGCTTCAAAACTCATTCAAGGCGGTTTGGCTGGAGCGTCTAAGCTCCCTAATCTCAATTATGGGGCTACCGTTCTTGAAAGTAATACACCAATTGCATTTCCTAAAGTTAAGAATGAGTACACCGTTAAAAAAACCGGTGGAGATTTTAGCACATTGACTGAAGCCATCAAGGCTGTTGGTGCTGGTAGTGCTGACAACCCTAACACTATCTACATCCATAGCGGAGAATATGACATCTTGCAAGAATTGGGCAGTGACGACTTCCTTCGTACCGTTGAGAACACCAACAGCGAGCGTCAAGGAATCGAGGTTCCAGACTACGTTAACATTATCGGTGTCGGTGATGTTCGCCTTAAGATGGACGTACCAGATAGCAAAACCACTCGAAACACTTCGAGCCGTATCAGCGTTTTGAATGCGTGGCGACACAATATGATTAAGAATATCAAGATTACTGTCCGAAATACCCGCTACGCTGTCCATGATGAAACAAATAACCAGTACGCAAACAATGATATGAAATATATTGATTGCTACTTTGAGCATCTAGGAAACAAGTCGGGTGTTTGGAACTCAACGCAAGCTTACGCTGCTGGTATGGGTAGCGGTGGTAGCTACCACTTTGAAAACTGTACATTCAAGTCAATAACATTGCCATTCTCGATGCACGACAATTTCAATGTCGAATCAAACCGTGTGAAGATTTCAAAATGTACTTTTATCACGGGTAGTGATGAGGAATCAATTCGTTTCGGGTCTTACGGCACAGGTGCTAAGAAATCAATCGTAACTATTGAGAACTGCAATATCGACAAGGCTGTCAAGTTGTTCGAGGAACAAGGTAATTCTCGACATGGCAACCATTTTGCAGTGTCTGGCGGTGGTAATACGATTGTGCCATACATCAACATCAACAGTGCGGGCAGAAAAGAGCGTGTGGAATTTGCGGATGAAGTGAGAACGCTGAAAAATACTAGTCAGACTAAAATCACAATCGGTACGCCGGTTAAGTTGGTCGGTAACTCAGTACAGCCGTTAGGAGCTGATGAACCTTGGCGTTTCTACGGTGTATCGCTCGACGACATTGAACCTAACGCTATGGGTGTGATTAAGTACGCCGGCTACGTCGCTAAAGATGATACTGGCATCAGCTCACTGACAATGGGTCAACGTATTGGCTTGGTTGATGGTCGTTTGGCACCGGTGGATTCTAACGACTTCATCGCTTATGCTACCGACGGTAATAATATTCTTTTGAAATAAGCTAAAAATGGGGGTTAAATAATATGTTAAGGAGTGTGAAATGCACGACAAACCAGACGGCATCTTTGGCGTGTTCGACGTAGTCAGAGACTTCTATGAACACGGCATTGATGAGCATTTATGGGTGTTTCTGCTCATGATTATCATTCTCAGTGATATCGTCATCGGGGTGGCCAGAGCTTGGGCTTTCCATGAGTTTTCAAGCTCGAAATTTAGAAAAGGGCTAGTCGGTCACATTGCCATGTTTACGTTTGTAGCAATCTTCTACCCGTTCGCAGTTTTCATGAATTTAGGTAGTGTCATAGATACATTTATCTTTGCCATGATAGCTGCTTACGGCTCTAGTATTTTGGCTAGTCTATCAGCGTTAGGGGTTGAAATCCCTTATATTGACAAATACGTTAAGAGAAACATCGACAAAGAAAAGTTTTTCTTGAAAGAAGAAAAGGAGAATAATGAAAATGATTAATTTTAAACTACGCTTACAAAACAAAGCTACCCTTGTAGCTCTTATCTCAGCAGTTTTCCTTATGCTGCAACAATTCGGGCTTCACATCCCTAGCAACATTCAAGAGGGCGTTAATACCCTCGTTGTGATCTTGGTAATTTTGGGAATCGTAACAGACCCAACGACTAAGGGAGTAGCTGACAGCGAACGAGCATTAAACTACCACGCGCCTCGCGAGGACTAGTCTATGGCTAGACTCATGACTTCCATCAACCAAATTAAAGGCGGTGATGTCCTCAAGTCTGGGGACACCACTTCCGTATTTGGTTTTTGAAATTCTAGGGTACGATGGGAAACGCATGGAACTGTCCGGTACTGGTAAGCTAACACTGTCCAACGATGAAACGGTGGCACTCTATCAAGATGTTGCTGTTGAAAACGGAGTGTTTTCATTCTCAATGGGCAGTGTAGTAGCTACTGGCACTTACTACCTCGAGATCAAACTAGACGGGCATATTTTCCCGTCTAATAATTTTAGGGTGAAAGTGAAGAACTCGCTAAATGCGGACAGTGCTATCCCATCAGACAAGAGCCCTAAGTTAAAGTTACTAGCTGATGAATTGCGAGATTCCGGGTTAATCAGTGGTGGCACTGACACCACAGAAGACCTCGTTAATATCTATAATCTTGCTAAAATTTGAAAGGAATAATTAAATGAGTAAATTACATGATTTCGCCCAAGCAGTCGGAGCAGACATCAAGGAAATCAAGGCATCTATTGCTAGCAATGCTACTGGTGTCACAGAGGAACGCTTGACGCAAGCGATTACTCAAGCGAAAGCTGACATCATCGGTGGAGCTCCCGAAAACCTTAACACACTCAAGGAAATCGCTGATAACATCGAAGCAGCTGGCGGCAACACCAACGGTGGTATCATTACCAAAATGACTGAGTTGGGTACTCGTCTCGACACAATTGAGCAAGGAGACCTTGTGAGCGTCTATAATACTGCGAAAGCGTGAGCGCTATGAGTAAGTTCACAGAATTTGCTCAAACTGTGGGGGCGGACATTAAGGAGATTCAAGATAAACAGTCTTTATCATTGACTGTCGAAAAAGCGTATTCATTATTTCCAACATACGATAATTTTGTGACTCATGTTGTAGAAGCACGTGCATGGATGCCAGACCCATTTGTATTAAAATCTCAATTACCAACGAGCGAAATTGCCGATTTGAAACAAAAAGTTGAAGAGTTGGAAAAAACTATCTTGGAGATTAAACAGTCTATTCAAAAATAATTAAAGGAGGCACTTAAATGAGTGTTCAACAATCTATCGTTACAGGTTTTACTAGCCGCCGAGGGCTAGTAACATATTCAATGTTTGGTTCTCGCAATGGTTCAGACGGCACTGGAGACTGTTCTGGTATCATGTCTCAAGTTTTGAAGGATGCCGGCATCCCAATCCAAGGGCTACCATCAACAGTAACGCTTGGTCAGCAGCTCTCAAACAACGGTTTTTATCGTGTGTGCCGTAATGAATCATGGGACGCACTGCCAGGCGATATTGTTTTGATGTCTTGGGGTGCTGACATGTCAAGCTCTGGTGGAGCCGGTGGACATGTCGGTGTTATGATTGATGATACATACTTTATTAGTTGTGACTACTCAACACAAGGAGCGCCAGGGCAAGCTATCAATACTTACCCTTGGAATGATTACTACGGATGGAATCAGCCGGCTTATATCGAAGTTTGGCGCTATGCTGACACTGCACCTCAAACCAACAACCAAGCTAACACTGCGGTAGTGCCGCAATCGAAAGCGTACTACGAAGCCAATGAGGTCAAATATGTCAATGGTATTTGGCAAATCAAATGTGACTATTTAGCACCAGTAGGGTTTGACTGGACAGAGAACGGCATTCCTGTTTCAATGGTTAACTGGGTAGACGCTGACGGCAACGACTTGCCAGACGGTGCAGACCAAGACTTCAAGGCCGGAATGTTCTTCTCATTTGCCGGTGATGAAACTAACATCACTGATATGACTGACGGTGGCTATTATGGCGGCTATTATTACCGACACTTCGAGTTTGGCCAATTTGGCACGGTTTGGCTCTCATGTTGGGATAAGGACGACCTCGTTAACTACTACGGATAATTAATCAAGACCACGAATCAAAATAAAATAAAAAGGAGTATATCACCTCCCGACAGACCACAGTTCGGACATCGTGGTGGTAGTGGTCGAGCCTCAGCGTTTGCTGGGGCTTTTTTTATTTGGTATAATATAAGTCCATCATAGGCAAAGAGCTACGAGGTTATCTCATAGCTCTTTTTTTATTTGTGATTTCAATAGATAAGTGATACTATAGTCAGTGGAATACTTGGTATCATTTCGATAAATTTCTCGAACTGCTCGACTTTATGTCGGGCTTTTTTGTGTGTTCATGATAAATCATTAGACATTTAATCTAAATAAAGGTACACTATATATGTACTTTAGGGGATTACGTGCCGAATGTTTTTGTTTTTTCATGTCGCTTGGTAGCGTGGACTGCCAAGTCTTTTTTTATGCTCAAATCAAGAATTTTAGTTTCATTAATTGAAATGCTGGTCGTGCTTCTCATTATCAGTATTCTCCTTTTGCTCTTTGTACCTAACTTGAGCAAGCAGAAGGATTCTGTTAAAGAGACTGGAAATGCGGCTGTGGTCAAGGTCGTGGATTCTCAAGCAGAACTTTATGAAATGAAGAATAACAAGACAGCTAGCTTAGCCGCTCTTGTTTCAGAAGGTCAAATCACGCAAAAACAGGCAGATTCATACAATGATTACTATGCGAAACATGGTGGCGAAAGCCGTTCAGTGGCCAATTAG